CTTTTGGTTTGGCATTGCTTCACTCACTGCACTCCAATAGTAAGCCTCTTCAAGTTGAGGAGTTTTCACAGGCTCTTTTAAGTATTCAGTAACTGCTTTATCAACTGCTTTATCATTAGCAAGATTTCTCGCAGCTCTTTTTCCTTCTACTTCTTGTTTAACTTTTCTTGCTCTCTCAACAGCACCATAATCATCAACTTTAATAAATGCCCCTATAGTTTTGTTTATCGCAGGAAATTGTAGGAATTTCTGTAAGTCTGTCAGTGTGGTTTCGGATTGCCAAGCATTATTTTTTGGAATTATTGTTCCGATACCTGCTTTCTCAGCTATCCAACTCAAAAAGGTATTAAAGGCATCGTTAGTTTCATTTCTTGCGTCCCATTGTTTATCAGGTATTACGTTTCTCTTTTTCTGTTCATCGTATGGATTTCTATCTTCGGAGTAAGCATAAATTGCACTTAATATGTCTATTGAAGGATTGAGGTTTGGTAGTGCATCTCCACCAACAGAGAGTATTTCTTTCAAGTCATCAACGCCAAGTCCGTTTTCAGCACTGTTTAATAGCTTCCAAGTTATTGCATTAATTATTTGTCCTGTAGGGTCAGTAGGAACTCTAAAGATTACTGCTCTACCATTTTCGTCTGTTCCAAGAGGGATAATTGTGTAATTAGCTAAGTTTGTTTCACTAATTTTTTCGTATAACTCTTTTAATGCTTCTCCAAACAATCCTGCAATAATAGCTTTCTTTATAACCTGTGGAAGAATGTTTGCTACTAATGTCTTATACCAATATCCTGCTCTTGTAGAAGGTTCAGTTGCAGTTTTGTAGTCGGCAATTGTTGATTGAATAATTGAGTTTGAGAATAACAATAAGTTGTTTGAAATATTTGTTGCAGTTCCTTTATATCTGTATGCCGGAGATCCAACTCTTGTTCTAATAAATTCTCTAAGTTCTGCATCTCCCATTCCGGAGTTTTTAAGTAAGTCGTATCCTGCAACTTTAGGTAATGTTTCAAAGAAATCCCCAAGTATATAAGGAACGTTTAAGAACTCTTCTGCTTTTTTAAATGCTTGTGCAGTGTATTTATTTTTTTGTGCTACATCATAAACAACTTTTTTTGCACCAAGCCTGATAGGTTCTCCTTTTTGGATACCTACTCTTCTTAGTGTTCTTTCAATTCTTGTTTCTTCAATATCAGCTCCACTAACAAGGTCATTATAAGTAAGTCCAAGTATCTTTTTGTTTTCCATTTCTTTAATAACAGGGTCAAATTGATCAGTAGCTCTCGCCCAAGCAGATCTTGCACTTCTCTTATATGATTTAGCTACATCTCCAAACTGACTCATAGCCTCCCAAAAAGATGAAGTAGGTAAAGCTTTCCAAAGTCGTAGGAAATCTCTTATGAGATTAAATGATTGAAATTGTAAGTTCCAAATAATAAATAAGTTTCTATAAAAAACTGATATAAGCAACTTCTCTGAAAGAGTGTGTAAGAACTTCATAGTGGCATTAGATTGATTTTTTGTTACTTCAGTAATGTATTTATCAGCATAAACACCTTTCCACTGCCCGTTTTCTCTCCACTTAATAACACCCAACTTAGGGTTTTTTGGTTCAATAACTATTTGTCTTTTAGTATCAGGGTTAAAAACTACTGTTGCCGGTGTTACGTTTTCAGGGTCTGTCTTCTGAAGCATATTTGCAAGTTCTTTGTTTCTTGTGTTTCTTTCAACCATAAGAAGCTGACTGATTGATTTCATAACAGTTGCAGTAGCAGGGTTAGCAATGTCCTTTAGTGTTCCTTCTTGCCTGTAAATCTCGCCTGAAATCTGTTGATTAACATAATCTAATACTTGAAAGGTAGCGTAAGCAGGGTTTGCTCCCATTTGCTCAATTAATGAGTCAGAGTAAATACCTGCATCTTTTAATTTTTCAAGTATAACTTCTTGTGCAGTTCTAAATTCCTGAAGTGCTTCAAGTAAAACTTGTCTTTCTTCCACGCTTCTTGAGTCTAATACGTTGTCGTAAAGCTTCTTTCCGTCTTTAGGAGTTAAACCAAATGGGTTTGCAAGTTCTCCTCTTTCATACATCACTCTTTCAGCAAGTAGAAGCTTTCCCATATCTCTCCAACCATTAGGAATTGAATTTGCTTTGTCGTAAGATACGTTGTAAGTATCTTCAATTATGTTTTTAATATAAGCATCTGAGTAAGCAAGATCCCCTGCAACAATAGAAGATCTACTGTTAATAGGTATATTATTTTCTTTTTCAAAATCAAGTTCAGCAGTGTTATCTCTAACAAAAAGAGTTTTAAACATAAACCACATACTCTTTTCTCCTTGTGCTTTTTCAATAGCATCGGCTAAGGTTATATCCTCTTCTTTTTGGTAAGATTTGTTTATAGTTTCATTTAAAGCAGCTGACTGTTCTTCTGTTGTTCTTCCTTGTATATCCTTGTAAGCTTGTGCTACTTCAGGTTTAGCATCAAGGTTAGCGAAAAATGCTTCTACAAATTTAGGCGAGGTTTGTTGGAACTTTAATGGGGAAGAAAATATACCTGATATTGCATCAGCGTAAAGTTCATCAGTTGAAGTTATATATCTATACCAAGGGCTTGTTTTTGGAAGTGTTGCAAACTCTACAGGATCAATGTTTCTCCAATATAAACTCCATTGAATAAGTTCTTTTCTTATTTCTTTGTTTTTAAATGCGTTCTCATTTAATTTATCAATTTCTTTGTTTATCTCTTTAACTCTTTTTAATAGTTCTGAGTTCTTTTTCTGTTTTTCAACAGGATTCATTTCATTATCTTTTTTAAGCTTTCTTCTTTGCTCTTGTGCCTCAACTAACTCAGCAGATAGTTTTGAAACTTTAGCTTCAACTTCAGGATTACTAAATACTCCTTTAGTAAAATTTAAAAGCGAAGCAAGTTTCCCGAGTAAATTACCTCTGCTTAGTGTGTAATTAGGCAACCAATCTACCAAGTGTCCAAGCTCGTGAGATAGCACTTGTCTTGCAAGTTGTGGGTATTTAAATATGTCGGTTCTTAAAAATATTTGTCCTTTGCCCCTTTCTCTAAATTGTCCGAGAGGATTGTTTCTTGAAATTCTATCTTTAACTTCAGGAGGTGCGTCCATCAGGGTCTTTGATAATTCAACAAGTTCAGGTAGTTCTAACACTCTTGCGTATTCTTTTGTATCTCCAAGTGCATCTCTTAGATCTTTTTCTGCTTGTTCGTATGAATCATAAAGTTTTTGTTTCTCATCAACAATTTCTTCTTCTGTATCAATATCTCCTTCTTCATCACTTCTTTCATTTAAAGTAACTTTCCTTGAAGGTTTAACTACCTTTTTCTCACCAATTCTTTTTTTACTTTCAGGAATGTTGGCTGCAAAAGATCCAACAGATGGTGCAGTTTCATCAGTTAAAGTTCCTACTTCAACTCCACCTTTAGCTTTAATTGAATCAAATACAATCTTTGGAACAATTTCCATTGTGTTTCCGTAGTTGATTAAATATTCGTATTTAATAGCACTTTCTAAATCAGACTTAGTTTTATTTTGCTCGTTAATACTTAAAGACTTAAATCTTGGATCATTAACAAGCTTTACCAATCTGTTGTAATAATTTTTATCTCCTGCACTCCAAGATCCTTCAGCAGTTTTATACATAGGTGATTTTTTAACAGTTAAATTGTTTTCAACTGCATAATCAATTACATCATTCCAATTTGAAGCGATTAAGTTTCTATCAAAATATCTTGCTTTCCTTTTAAATGGTTTAGTTATTACACTATTCTCTCTTATTTGTTTAATTGATTTCTTTTCTTTAGGTTCGGCTTTTACTTCAGGAGCTTTAGCTTCTTCTTTAACAGGAGTAATTGTTTTTCTTTCAATAATATCTTTGATTCTTTTAACAGTTAGATATTGTTCATCAATTGTTTCGTCCATTCCAATCTCATCAAGAACTCTAACTGCTTCATCAATCTTTTTAATAAGATTTTTAGATTGTAGGTTCTCGTTTTCTTGAGCAAAGTTAGGGTTCTTAGTTTTCTTTGCGATGAAAGTAACAATATCATCTACTGTATTTTTACCAATTATAGATAGATTATTAAGAGGTGTTTTTTCTGTGTATGAAGCGTTTATTTTCTTCTTTAAAAATTCTTCTCTCTTGCTTGGTTTCTTTTTAGCAAGGGTAACTTTACCTTCCATCTTAACTTCAGGTTTCTTTCCAATTCTTATCTTACCTTTAATTTGAGTTTCAGGTTTTACTTCTTCTACAACTGCAGGGACTTCCTCTGCAATTGTAGTAATAGGTTCAACAGGAGTTGTAGGAGTAGGTATTGGAGCTTCCTCCACTGCTACAGGTTCTTGTGCTTTAGGCTCAGCTATAGCTAAAACTTCTTGTGTAGCAAGTTGTTCTTGTGCAGATCTAACTTTTATTAAGTCGTTATAAGCTTGGACTACTCTTGTGTAAACTGTAGGGTCAGTTGCTCCGAAATCAGGATTAGTTAAAAAGGCTGCTTCTTTAAAAGCTTTTCTAATATCAGCAATTGATGATTGTGGATTTAATTTTGTTTGTGAGTATTGATTTAATGTTTCTATAGAATCAATATTGTATTTTTCTAAAACATTATTGATAAGTGTAAAATCAGTAGTTTCATAAATAGTTTTACCTGTTTTTTTATTTACAAATTGTAATGATTTAGCACCACTACCAACTATGAATGCAACACCACCTGATTCTATAACACCTTCGTCCCAAGGTTTATCAGTTGCAATGTTGTAACTAATTTGTTGTCCCATTTCTTGAATTGCTTCACCTGTTCCTGCTCTTGATGCGTTATTTATAAAAGACTGAGTAAAATTCTTTTGTAATTTAGCAAGTTCTTTCTCAGGTAAAGCGTCAAATACTCCGGAGAACTTATTTAAAAATCTGTTCCATACAAGGTTACCTGCAAAAACTGCAGTTGATCTTGTAAATGAATCAGCAGGAGTCTTACCTTGTTTGATGTTATCGTCATAGGTTGCACCTGCTTGTTGTAATGATTCAAGAATTGTTGGAATCCAAACACCACCACCTGTTAATAAAGTTGCAGCAGTAAATGTTCCAATGCTTCCTACTCCTTGTGTAATCGCATCTCCTAAGTCAGGATCGTTGTAAGTGTTTTCGTTAATTACATCTCCTAAATAAGTAATGAAAGAATTGTTTACTGATGAAGCATTTCTTGCCATATCTTGTTTCTGCTCATCAGTTAATGCGACTTGATCGTAAACTGAAAGAATTGAGTTTGCAGTATCTTTTAAAAATCCGGCTGCTGCAATTTTAAAGTTACCACCAACTTCTTTAACTCGTAGGTCAAGAGCAGTTTGCCACATATTTTTATTTTGTAATGAGTTTTCAATGTCTTTAATTTCTTGTCCGATTGTATAAGCAGATGCACCTCTTCTTTTTTCTGTTTCAGTCAGGTTAGCTCTTGGGTCGTAAGAAAGATATTTACCACTTAAAAGTAATTGTTTTCTATTATCTAAAACAGATTGTAGGTAATCTTTGTTTGATTGATTAATAGTATAAGCAAATTGATCTTGAATAGGCATTTTCAACATCTCTTGTGTTTCAGGTGTAACGTTTAAAGTTGCTGAGGGTGTGGATATGGAGGGGGTTTTGATACCTCTTTTTTCCCTTTCTTGCATTATTTTAAGTTCAGCTTTTGCTTGTTCTTCTTGTTTTTTAATGGGATCTCTTAATGATGCCCAAGCGTTTTTAGAGTTTTCAGAAATCCAACTTCCTGCTGATTCCCACCAAGATTTTTGTGGTGTTTGTTCAGGTAAAGTAATTGTGCTTGGTGTTGGAGTTGTATTTTGTGTAACAGGGTTTGTTTTTGCTTGGCTATCTTCCCAAGCTTTAGCTCTGCCTGATAGTAATCCTGCGTTTGGTTTATTAGGAACATTAAAATTTGTATTATTATTCTCTACTGTTTTTGCTTGGCTATCTTCCCAAGCTTTAGCTCTGCCTGATAGTAATCCCATATCAATCTCCTTCTTTTTTTACAAAACTTGTTGCAGGTAGCTGTGATGGAATGTAAAGTCCTGAAGTTGATGGCTTAGCATCAGTTTGAGTTTTAATATATTGTTCATAAGCACCTCCCTTATTCCAACCAAATTCCTCGGAAAGAGGTTTATTAACATCAGCTCCACCTAAATCACTATTTAAAGCATTTCCAATTTCTTGAGGAGTTCCAAGGATAGAGTTAGTTTTGTATTTATTGTAAATAGTATTCCAAACATTACCCCAAGGTTCGCCTTTTCTTAATCTATCACGTCCACTTTCAACATCTTTTTCGTAATCAGTAAGAACTTTACCCCCTTTTACTTGTCCAAGTGAGTTAGTCCCCGAAATTTGTCCTGTTGATTTATTGTATGAAATTACTTGAACTTCACCTGTTTGTTCGTTAGTAATAAATTCAACTCCCATTGAAGGAGCGTTTTTAGCAGCAATATCTGCTCTTGTTCTTGCAACTATACCTTGTAACATTGATTGACTCATTCCTGTTGCAACACCAATCTGAGCTAAATCTTGAGATGAAGCATTAAGTATTGCCCCTGAATCAATATACATTTTTAACTTATCAACATTTTGTTTTACTTGATCTTGTTGTAATTTGTATCTATCCATTGAAATATTATATTTAAGTTGGTCTTCTGCTTTTAAATAAGTTAATCTGTCTTGTAAAGTTCCAAGTTCCCTTACTTTTTGCTCATCAAGTTTTGCTTGTCTTCCAAGTCTTGTAGCTTCGGAGAAGAAAGGGTTATCATTTATGATCGCAGCTTCCTTTTCATATGCTTCCTTCTTTTTGTTGTATTCAGATTCAATAGAAGCTAAATTATTGCTTTTCTCGTAGGTAGGAATACTTGAATCAGCAGTTGTCATTGATGATCCAACCCCTGTTATTCCACCTGTTAGTCCACCTGTAGTTCCTTGAGAAGAACCACTTGTAGTCATACCGGCTTGTTGTCTTTTCCAATCAGGGATTGCAATTCCAAGTTTTTGTAAGTTAGGAATTTCTACACTTGGGATTAAAGATTCTTTGGCTGAAGCTACAGTTTTAGCACCGAACTTCTCCGGCTGCTGAACTTTTATTAAATTAACTGCTTTGCCTACTGATTTTGAAGTGCTTTCAGTTTTACCAAGAGCTTTCTGTTCTTTTACATATGCTTTTAGTTGATCAGTTGTCATTGAAGATAAACTTGCCATTATATTATTTCCTCCAAATTAAAGTTACCATAAACAGTCTTATATCTACCTGCGTAATAATCAGGGATTCCAAATTTAGGGTGCTGTATTCTTTGATCTCTTTGAGTAGCAGCTTTTTCATCAACATATATTTTAGTTAAAAGAGAAATAGCTTCTTGCTCTTCCACTTTGGCAAGGTTTTTATCAATCCTTGTTAAAGCAACTGCTAATGCTTTTTTAACTAATGCTTCGTTACCTTCAACTTTATTATCCGTAAAAATTGTAGTAGATGTAGATAGTGTAAGAGTATCTGCCATTAGAGATCCCCATACTGTAATGTTATTTGTTCCACTTGCAGATGGAGTTGGGTGAATAAAATAATACCTACCATATGAAGCAAACATTTTGTATTGATCCGAAGGGTTTCTTTCCTTGTAAGCAAGGTAATCTTCAAATGCTTTTCTATCGTATGAAACACCGTCAAGTTCAAGTCGCATTATAGTATTTGATCTAAAGTCTGCAGGGTAATCGTAATATTCATTATTAGCAACAGAAGATGTAAATTTTCCGTTTACTAAATCAGTCCACACCCAAGTAGTTGTAGCCCATTGATACGCATTTTGAATTAGTGTTGTTAGTCTTGTAGAAGGAAACATTGAAGAATTATTTGCTACTTGAAGTCTTGCAAGTAGTTCAGTTTCCATATCAGCTCTTGTTCGCATCGTTGTTCTCCATAAAATTTAAAATAAATTGGTTTTTGTGTTTATCAATGACAAGTAATGCCAACTGAATATCAATCGGTAAATTTTTGTAATCAGGAAAATCTAAAGAAATTTGTGGTTTTACATTAAATTCTTTTAATAATTCGTTAAATTTTTGTGAAAATTGTTCTAATTTAGGATTAATTTCATTCATATTATAAGTATAAATGAAATATTTATAAAATGTCTATATCTTACTTGGATTCAAGTTCTAAAATTCTTGCTTCTAAAGATTCAATTTTTTCCATTGCTTTGTTAAAACTGTGGGCAATAGTTAAATATAGATTATGTTTAGTTTCATAGTTACCTATATGTTTATGCTCATCAGTAGGAAAAGGCATTAAATCAAAAGTAGGTAACCTGTCCGGAAACTGTAATAATCTATCTCTGTTTTTTTTGGTGCTAAATTCTTCAACTTCTTGAGAATTTTCAATAGGAACAAGAAGTGGTTTTTCTTCTACTATTTTGTTTTCTTCAATTATTCTCTCTTCATTATTCATATTATTTTGCTGTTAAATCAAATTGATATAAACTACCATTAACTCTACACCTAAAACCCTTTTCTGTCGAATTATACGCCCATATCTCCCAATCTGAGTTGTTATAGTTAGAACTTGTTGTGTTAAATCTTAACTCATCAATTTCAGTTATATCTCTACCATTCATATCAATTCCTCCACTCATAGAAATAGATGAAAAAGATCCTGCACCACTAAATGTTGTTGCAGTAATTGTGGCAATATTATTTACATTATCACCACCCATATCTATTGTTCCCGAGGCTGAGTTTAATCTTAAAGTTCTTGAATCATAAGAATATATATCTGCGTGTGTTGAAGAAGTTAAAAACATTTTCATACCCATATCATCTCCACTGTCATACCAAGCAATGTTATCTCCGTTAGCGTCCATTTGAACTCTTGTTCCTGTAGCAGAAGTTTTAATTAAAGTTCCGGTAATAGTTCCGGCATTCATTGTTCCTCTAATATTAAATGTTCCGGCACTATTGTCCCAAAGTGATCCATTATTTCCCCCATAATTACCTATTTGAACATCTCCTACATTAGTTCCACCAACAGTTACTTTAAAAACAACTGTAGTTCCATCTGAAGCATAAGCAACAATACCTGTGTTTGCATCAGGAAGTAGCATAACTTTTGCAGCAGTTGCCCCTGTAGTTGTATATTCCCCTCCTATTGAGGCAACATAACCTGCTACGATTGAACCTGCTTGAATAGTTCCAAAAAATGAAGCATTACCTGTTGTCCCATCAATAGCAAATGTATTAGTTCCACTACTGTTTCTTGCAGTAATTCCGTCCGGAGTAATTCTAATATCTCCTGAAGTTCCTGACTGATAATTACCTATTTGCAAAGATCCCACTCTTCCAAAAGAATAAGCACCAAGAATTTTATTTGTCTTCGTATTAATTGAGTGTCCAATTGTATCGTTTGCAGTTGGAACTTGTGGCAAGATAACAGGTATAACTTTTGAAGGATAAGTAACATTTTTAAGGTTACCCCAACCGGATTCAGCTTCTGTTCCTTCTCCAACTACTCCGTATATCTCTTGTGATTGTATTGTTTCAGGGTAATAAGTTGCCATTATCTACTAAACATTATTTGAGCATTCAAAACTTCAGGTGTGTTATTTCCACTCGGAGTTATAATTATTTTAATCTCAATAATCTTTCCTTTATCACCAATTAAATATACTGCTTCAGTTCCGTTAGTTGTAGAAAAGTTTGTTGCACCACTTACAGTGTTACATCTATACCAACCATCAGCAGTTACACCTGTTCCTGCAGTTGCAGATTCAACCTTATCAATTCTTCTCCATACTTCAATGTTTGATCCACTTGGTAATGGCATCATATTCAAAGTTACAGTTTCAAAATTTATAGGTGTTTGATAAGTCATAGGACTCTTTAAATCCAAAGATTGATAAGTTCCTACTGCTTTGTTTGATAAGTCTATTTTCTTAACTCCGTAATTAGATCCTGTCTTGTAAGAGAAAAATAATACTGAACCAATCTTTTTAACTGCGTTGATTTCATCGCAAGTAAATTGATGCTCACAGTTTAAGATAAAATCAGCATTCTTCCATTTTCTTCCGTATGTATAAAGCCCTGATTTAGTTCCGTTTCCATATACGCCAAAGTAAGCAAGTCCATCTGAAACTTCTACTCCTTCAGGATCTGTTTGTCCTCCGTCAGGAAACCTTGTAATAGGTAACTTTGAAGAATCAGAATAAAAATATAATCCTCCGTTTGAACCAAATTGCATTATTCCTACTTCGGATTCAATCATTGCGTTTATGCTTGAAAAAGGAAGTTGCATTTTGTCGTTATAGTTTTGAGAAATCAAATCCCATAAGAATATGTTTGAAGACATTGATGTATCAGTTCTATTTGCTCCAACTCTAACATTTGTTGCAGACTCAACTAAAGTTTTAGAAATGTTTGATGGAATAAGTTGTAATGCATTATTAGTAAAAGAATCATCGTATCCTACATAAAAAATTGTATTTGAGTTACAACCAAGTAATGCTCCATTAACTTGCCTCATAGTATGCCAATCAGCAGAAGTTAGATTTGTTTTAGGGTATGTTTGAGAATTAACTGTTGCATCTAAATCACCCCAACCTGTGTTGGTATATCCTGTTCCTATAATTCTTTTTCTGTGAAGTTTTGTTGCTGTTGTGTAATAAATAAAAGTATCACCAACATTATTAACCCATTCAGCAGCACCATTAATACCACCATCAGTGTCGGTATGTCCTAAGGTATAAGTTCCACCTGAAGTTCTTTTATAAATTTTAGTGTTAGTAAAAAAATAAGTGTTGCCATCAGAAGCAGGAACAATAAACCTACATCTTGAATCAAAAGTTCCGGAAGCAAGATCATCAGTAATTGTTTGTGTGCAAGATAATGAATCTCTTCTTTTTCTAACATCTATATTTTGAGCAAACTTAAACGCTCCTGTGATACCTCTATCTTCGTAATCCGAAACTCCACCTGAGAATTTATTTATGATAAATGAGTCCATATCTTTATTTTACTTTCTTTTCTTATAAATAATCAATATACGAAGTTCCTCGTGATGAATATTTATCAGTTTCTACTGTGCCTCTCTCAGTATATTTATTAGTGCTTGTGTTACCTCTTGCAGTATATTTAATATTATAAGAATTACCTGAAGCACTGTATTTGCCACTATAGATAGTATTGCTATTAATGTATTTAATATTGTATGAATTTCCAACATCAGTGTATTTTATAGTAAACGATGTTCCTTGATATACGTATAAGTAACCATAAGTATTTGACTGTCCTGTGTATTTGTTTCCATAGATGTTGCTTTGAGTTAGATATTGTTCTGAATAGCTGTTTGATTGATCTGAGTAAAGTCCACTAAAAGATGTCCCTTGGTAAACATATAAATAATCGTAAGTTGTAACAGCGTATAATTTCGCACCTCTTGAGGAACTTGTAGTTTCAATTCCCCTGATACTTGCACTTCTCTCATTATTTAATAAATCTTTACCTAATAGGACTGCACTTCTTTCGTTATTGTCAGTAAGTTGTCCTGTTACTCTTGCGTGTCTTTCATTGTTGTCAGCATTTTTACCGTTAATTTTTGCTGATCTAACATCATTTGCAGGTGTGCCTATTTGAGTTAGCTCAATCAAATATACATTTCTGTAAACCGGCATATTATTTGCTGAATCTGCACTTGTTGTTGCTGAAGCAAGTCCGGAACTTGTTGAACTTGAAGTTGTAGAAGCGTGTGTTGTGTTTGTATCAGTAATTGCAACTCCACCTGAAGAAGTTCTTGTATCTGCACTGTGGCTAACTGTAGGTGTTGAGTGAGTGTGAGCCGGTATTGTGTGGGTGTGTGATTGAGAAGCGTGAGTGTGTGTTTCGCTACCACCTGTTGATCCTGTAGCATTTGAACCTCTGATTAAAGCACCAAACTTTGTATAAACACTCCAACCAAAAGGAAGTGCTGAAATATCTCCGGTATAAAGTCCGAGCATTCCTACTTCAAGAATATCTGAACCTGTTTTGTTTTGTCCAATAATAATATCTACATAACGTGGTAATACTGTTTCACTTTGTGCAGCTATTGCACTGTTTGTTCCTGATGTTAAAGATCCGGAATCATTTAATGCTACTGAGTGAGTGTGTGTATCTCTTGAAAGAGTTCCTGCTGTGTTTGCTGATGTTGAGTTAGTTCCACTTGCTGTTGTTGCAGCAGCGTGTGAGTGGCTACTTGTGTGAGTGTGATCAATTGTGTGAGCATTTGTAGATGATCCACCTGTAGTTCCTGCATCTGCACCTGTTCCTGCACCTCTTAAATATTTGTTTTGTAAGTTAGGTGTTGAGTTATTTCCATCAGCAAGAGTTAAAGATCCAAGACTATTTTTTGTTAATGCTACTGCTCCATTAGGAATACCTGTTAAAGCAGAAGTTGTTTTAGTAATAAATATAACCTCGTAAAAAGGAGGGTTGTTTGAGTAAGCAGAATAAGTTACTGCTTCATTTGAAGTTGTTACAGATGTTGGAGTTCCTGATGTTGTAGTTCCGTGATTGTGTCCTCTTGCATTTGATCTTTGAGAACCGTTACCTGCAGAAGCCGAACCTCCACTTCCATTTGGTAGTGTGAATGTGTGAGTGTGGCTATCAAGTGTGTGAGTGTGGCTTGAAGAAGTATGTGTGTGAGTTGCTGATCCACCTGTAGCAAGAAGTGTATCTCCGTTTGCAACTACTCTTGGAAAATATCCATCTAATTCTGTAACTCTTTCCCAACCTGAAGGAATAGAAGCATTTGTGCCTGTCCATAAGAAAATAGCATTGTCTATTTTTCCTGTTAGTTTTGCAGATCTTGTATCGCTATCAGATAGTTTACCTGTTATTACTGCACTTCTATCATCGTTTACAGTATCTTTTCCAAGTAACTTTGCGTTTCTTTCAGCAGAAGATAGTTCTTTACCTGTTAAAACTGCATTTGCATTTGAAGATTCAACTTCCTGTCCGGAAACTCGTGCGTGTCTTTCATTATTTGCCGGTAACTGACCTGTTATCTTTGCATAAATTTCAGATGAAAGTGTGATAGAACCTGTTAATTTTGCATCTCTTGAGTCGTTAGCAGTTTCTTTACCTTTGACTGTTGCGTTTCTTTCAGCAGAAGTTATATCTTGCCCAAGTAATTTGGCATTTCTTGTGTCAAAAGCAGAATCTTGTCCTGTTAGTTTCGCATCTCTAATGTCTGAAGCGAATTCTTTACCTGTTAATTTGGCATAACGTGTATCAAATGCAAAATCCTGACCGATTAATTTGGCATACCTTGAATCATTGGCTAAATCTTGTCCAAGTAACTTAGCGTTTCTTGTATCAAAAGCACTGTCTTGTCCTGTTAGTTTTGCGTTTCTAAAATCATTCGCAAAGTCCTGACCTATTAAATTAGCTAAACGATCATCGGAATCAAAATCTTGACCTATTAATTTAGAATCTCGTGAATCGTTTGCAAGTTCTTGACCTATTAATTTAGATGGGCGATTGTCATTTGCAAAATCTTGTCCGGTAAGAACTGCATTTCTTGTATCAAAAGCGTTGTCTTGTCCAAGTAACTTAGAGTTACGTTCGTTATTTGCAAGTTCCTGCCCTGTAGTTTTTGCATTAGCTGAATCATTCGCAAAATCTTGTCCGGTAATTCTTCCATAACGTTCATTATTATCGGCTTGTTGTCCGGTAATTCTTGCTGACCGTTCAGATCCTACATAATTTTCTAATTGAAGTTTGTTGCCTGTTTCAAGTAAAAGGTTTGAACCATTTTCAAGAAGTAGGCAGAAGATAATTTCCATTTACTCACCTTCTAAAGGATTGATGGGGAATATAACATCATCAGGATTATCATAATCCTTTGTAATATCTCGTAATTTTTGTCTGTATTCTTTCATTGCCTGTATTAGTTCAGGACTTAAATCAACATCAGGTAGTTGTGTCCAATCTGATTGAGCAAGAAGTCCATTTCTATTTGATTTAATATTATTCCATTTATCTATTGTTTGTTTATCCATATATTCTAACTACCTTTCCGTCCCAACCATTTGAACCATTTTTACCTGCACTTGATTTTGTAATTTCAACAGATATTCCTGCAATCGCACCATTAGTAGTTGTATGGGTTTGTGTATTTGCTTGTTGTGCAGACGATACCTGACTTGATAAGTTTGGAGCAATAGTTTGATTATTAACTAATGTATTTGGTGCAACTGCAGCAAGTCCTGTAGCAACAGTATGAGCAAAAACTGAATAAACTATATTACCTGTAGTTGGAGCATTAGGTAAAGTAACTGTTAAAGTAAGTGATGAATTAACGCTGTTAGTTGCTTTGTTTGCTGTTACAGGATTTATTGAAAGTGAGGCATCTGTGTTTTGTATCTCATCAATAATTGCTCTTGCAGTTGTATTCACATCAGAAAGATTAACTGTAATAGTTTCATCATCTATAATGTCAGGTTCTGTTCCTGTGTAATATCCATACCAAGTTTCAATAACTCTTGTAGGTGAGGCAATTGAGTTAAACTCAACTCTCGTGTATAGATTAGTCCAAGACATACCAAACCCTGACATTGAGTTAATTCCTGAACCTCCAATTCCTCCTGTAATTTGTAGGTGAAAAGTTACCATATAAAGATTTCCTTTAGTTAAAGGCACTGTTGGAGTTATAGTCATTGTTTGTGTTGCAGTAGTTGTAGTTCCATTTGCAGTAGCAACAGGTAAAGTTCCATTTGTCCCAATAACAGATGTTCCACCTGTTCCACCTGTAGCAGTAGGTGTATTTGTAAGATTAGTAGTATCTCTTGCTATATAGCAAACAATACCCCCACCTCCACCTCCACCTCCACCAAAGTTTCCTCCTGTTCCTGCAGCATTACCACCATTAGCACCATTAGCACTTATTGGACCTGAGCCTTCAATTATAGGTGAAGCAAGAAATACTATCCCACCTCCACCACCACCTCCACCTGAAGTTGCAGTAGTTCCTGCTGCTGATTTAGCACCTGAACCTCCACCTATTGATGGTGTCATTTGCCAATTTGTTGCACCAACAACATATCTTGTTAGGTAATTTATGTAATTTGATTGAACTTTATTACCACCATCAGCATCAGCAGGAACTGTAACATTGGCAGAAGTAATCATACCTCCTGTAAAAGTAGTATTTGTTGCTCTACCTTGCCCACCTTTACCCCCTAAACCACCTACCCAAGTATTAGCAGTAGGTGTTGCCTGTGCAGTTCCATTAGCACCTGCTGAAGCAGCAAGAAGTCCTGTTGCTCCTGCACCACCTGCTTTGAAGAATCCTCCAAGTCCTCCTGCACCACCTGTAGTTCCTGAACCTGCTGAACCATTATTGTGAATTATTCCATAGTTTGTAATGATAACCTGTGAAAATACTCTGTAACCTGCTGTTATAAGAGTAATACCTACTGCAACATCAACAGTAAAAGCAAAAACATCTCTTGTTAAGGTGTAAATTGATGAACCATCAAATGTAGCAAATGTAAAAGTATTTGAACCATTAAAATCTACATTCCCATCTGAACCATCTCCATATACAGGCATAAATTGGTCGCCTGTGTTTGTTCCTGATAGGTTTGAACCTGTTACAGTTCCTGTAGCAGATATGTTTCCACCTGCAGTTATATCAGTTCCTGCATCTATTGTTGTAGTTGAACTAATATCATTTCCAAAAATCTGTCCTCCTGCTTGTATTTGGTCATTACTGTAAATAACTCCATTTACTGATAAAGGATAAATAGGGTTAGATTCTCCAATACCAACCTTACCTGAACCCTTAATAACCATTTTTTGAGATGGAGTTCTATCTGTTGTTCCTGAAGTTCCATTTGTTGCTGTTAGAAATGTAATGTCAGAACCTGCATCACCTGTGGCAATTCCTGAAGAAAGATTTAAGTTCCCACCTGCAAGGTTAGTTCCACTTGAATACGCACCACCTGATGTAACAGTTAAATTTCTTCCTGCTGTTGCTGCAGTTAAAGTTCTATCTACATTTACGGCTTTATCAGCAGTTCCATTAAAGTTTAATGTGTTGCCTGTAAGTGGTGTGTTTGTTAAATCTAATTTTAAGTATCCTGATGCTGCAGTAGAAAATGGAACATTTTTCCATAAATTTGTTGAGGATTCGTATTGAATAATATCTCCGTTTGCTTTTGAAGTAATTGATACATCGTGAAGTTCTTCAAGTTCTAACCCGTTCATAACTTCTACATAAACAACTCCTGTTGTTGAATTTTGTGTAATAACTTTTGCTACATAAACCATATGAGCAGGAGCAACAGGTTTAGTTGAAGTCCAATCTCCTGATGTTCCAAGATATAACTGAGTTCCTGCTGTGTAAGCATTTGTATTAAGTCCTGTAATAAGTCCTTTTGTTACAACATAACCTGATTGATTATTAGGAATACTTTCAGCAGTAATTCCAAATGTTCTTGCTGATGTTGCATCAGTAGTATTGTCAGCAAGTGTAATAGTAGGTCTGTTTCCCTGCCCACCATCAATATAAATAACCTTGCCTTTAGCAATAGTAGATCCTGTTTTATTTACACAAAGTTCCACCATTTGTAACCCAACTTCAAGGGTAAATCCACCTTTAAGTCCAATTTCTAATGTTTTAGCATCATCGTTCCAAATTGCTTGTCCTTCAACAGGAGCAGTTGTTTGAGTAATATCAAATTGAATTGATGTAACTTCTACATCTGTAAATGATTCCTGTAAGTCATCAAATGTAATTCTTTTGGAAACAGGAGTTGTTCCTGTATCAGTAACTAAGTATAGTTCGTCATTTGGAACTGCACCTGTTGCTTGTGGTAACTGAGTTAGCTTTTGATCAGCCATTACTCTTTAACGAAGAAACTCCAACTATTATTAGTGTTTCTCTCGTCCACCCAAATAGACATTTTGTAAACAATACCATCGTAATCATAATAGGCACTGACAGTTGTGAACTTGTCAGCGTTTTCAGGTTCCTCTATATCCATAGCTTGAACCCTTCCAAGATTTAATTTAAAAGGTTTTTGAGCTAAATCAAATGCTCTAAACTTTGGATTGTTACCTTTTGAAGGTAAGTTCCATCTTTGTCCTGAATCTGTATAAAGTGATAATGAGGTAATTTCTAAATTGTTAGCAGTTATGTATTCTTGTAATTTGTTCCAAGGTGATAATTCCCCTGCAACTTCAATGAATAAACCTTTACCTTCGTATAAGGTTTCTCCGTTATTTAATGATACTTGCCACTTTACATTGTGTTCCATAGTCATTTTGCCTATCTTTAATTAAATATTGTGTAGTCTTCTATGAGCCTACTTTGTTTTTACTAAGAGTAAGTTAATTCTATTCTTAGTTTAAATGCTGTTTTTAGTCCTACTGATTCAGGAGATGCAGAAGCAAGAATAAAGAAGTCGTGTGATGTAGCAGTAGTATTGTTTGCTAAAGCCATAGCACTTGCAGATCCTTCTGCATTTGTCCAAGAAGCATTTGATTGCTCAGCACAGTAAAAAGTTACACCTGTAGGAGAAGCAGCTGTTGTTGTTCCATCGTAGGAATAAAACACTGCATCATAAGTAATAACTGATGTTCCGTGTGAGAAATTAATTTTAACCGGACAGTTAGCAGTTGTTACACCACTTAAAGCTTCTGAAGCTCCACCGTTAATAGAAACTGTTGATGAAGTTAAATATTTAGAGTTTTTAGGAGCATTACCTGTTGAAACATTAGTGCCTGTAGATGACTCAACGTGGGTTGAATCATTATAAGCACCAACGGTAATCGCAGAACCAAATGTTGATCCTGCAAATTGATAAATGTCTGTTGCATCAACTGTGGTTGCTGTTGTTCCTTGTAGATACCAAGTAAATGTTGCCATTAAATTCTTTCTAAAAACTTAAATACTTTAGTGCTACTCACTACCCTATACAGTGATAAGGGTAGTGAGATAGCGAGAAGTTATGCCTTAATAAATAATTCTACTAATGCTTTTCTTCTTTCATCGGCTACTTTAGCTCCGTAAACATACAATGACTTGTAAGCTTTACCAAAGTTTCCAATGATGTCTTGCTCAATTTGGTTTCTTGTTAGACCCATAGCAAAACAGATTGCTGATTTATGACCACCTAGACAGTTGAATCCATCAGTATCGTTTCCTGAAATTCTGTCATCAGATACTTCATAGACATTAAATCCTGCGAATTGTCCACTTAACATACCGTTTAATACAGTTTGTCTTCCTGATTCAGTTCCTTGTGAGATAAATTCAGGCGCTCTTCTGATTAATGCTGCGATTGTTGCAGGAACTACAAACCATCTGTTGTCGTAAGGGATTTCAGCGTTTGTTAAAATTGCTGCAGCTTGAGTCATATATTGGAAGATTGTATCTTTGGTTACTGTTAAAGCAGTATTTGCTTGAACAATGTAAGTTGCTGTTGCAGAAATTACTCCACCTGAATATGCTGATGTTTCGTCATCAGAATCATTTTCAATAGTGATTGATGTTGCAGAAGTATAGGTTTTAACTCTATACCATACGCTGTGTCCTGCTGCTTTGAATCCTTTTCCTACCATTGAAGAAGCAAAAGTTGTTCCTGTTCCTGTTACAACACCTGTTGTTGCAGCAATTGCTACAGTTCCTGTTGTGTAATCAGTTCCGATTCTTTGTCCTGCTGCTACATCTGTGTAGAAACCAAGAACAAAAGTATCAACGACTTTTTTAATTTCGTTTCCTACTTGTTCAACGATTGTGTTTTCAGGATTCTTTACATAAGATCTGAAAGTATCCCAATCTTTCACTTGGAAATAAAAATACTTAGCTTGGTTTGTTACCAACTGAGCTGAAGACTCGGATAATGACTGTGGAGTCATATTTGATCCTGAGTAATCTTGAGCAGTTAGTTTACCAAATGTTAAAACATTAAGGATTGAAGATTTATCCTTAATTTCTCCTTCATAATCACTATTTGTAATAGCGTCAGAAACGGATTTCATATAGAAAATTCTTAATGCTTGTGATGCAAAAGCTTCTATAAGTTTTGTTGGATATGTTGCCATATATAACCTTTCAATTAAATTTATACTTTTGTTTAAATTCAATTAAACTGTCCTATAGGCTAAAGGGTTAGTTTGAATATATATTAATGATAATTGAAATACTTAATCAAAGTCAAGCACTATATTTCAAGGTTTATTTCGCCGGACTTAATCATTCTTCTATATTCTTTAGGATTTGTTTCTCTAATCATAGCAACTTGTGTTTCACTTAACCCTGACTTGCTTGGGACTGCAGATGAGTTACCTCCTGTTAATAAAACAGATTTTCTTGGGGTTTGTTTAATACTTCTTTCAGCACTAAATAAAAATGAAGCTACTAAGTCGTTTAGATCTACACCTCTTCTTGATTCTTTCATAGCAAATTTTTTAAACTCACTACCTAATGAATTAAGGCTTGGGTATTCCCCACTATCTACAGATTTTTCAATAAATGAATCAACGCTGTTTGCCCATTCATCAATTCTTTTAGATTCAGAAGCAACGTTTTGTATTTTTTCAAACCTTCTTGTATTTATTAATGTATCTTTTAGGATATTTTGTGAAAACTCATCAAGGTCATCATACTCAGCACCTTTAGATTTAGCGTAGAATTTTAATTCTTCTAAAGTAGGTTCAGCAATACTTGCAGCTTCTTCAATGGTTTGATTTAATTTTTGATTTTTGAAATATAGGGCTGAAGCTTCTCTTGTGCTTTCAGTAAACTTTTCTTTATAATCAATTTGAGGCTCTTCAAAGAGAGTATTATTGTCTTCATAATTAGTTGTTTCATTTTCGTTTTCTAAACTTGCTTCTTCTTGAATTGTTTCATCTAAAGAAGACAAATCTAATTCCTTTCTGTTTCTGTTATCTAATAAATTTTCTCCACTTACGTTTTCTTCCATATATTCCTTTCAACAGTTCCGACTATTCGGAGTTAGTTAAATAATTATTTTTTCTTAACAGTATTTTTTGGTTCTTCTGTTTTAATTTCAGATTCTATTTTTATAGTTTCTTTTTTAGTTTCAATAACATCTTTATAAAACTCTTTTTGCATAGGGTTAAGAGCTTCTCTTCTTGCTTTTAAAAAAGAAATTTCGTCTGCTGTTAAACTTTCAATTGATTTTTGAAGGATATAATTAAATCTTTCTAAAGATATTTGATCCATATAGGTTTATTATAAGTAATTAACTTAGTATTTGTCAATGGAGAGGGTATATTTCAACCCTCTCCTTGTCGGCGTTTCAATTCTGAGAATGTTACCGGTCTGCCGGTGTAGTTCCCATAATGAATAAGATCGTGGCAATAAGGGCAAACCGTAATAAGGTTGCTCATTGCATCAGTGCCACCATTCCTACGCCAAATAACGTGATGAACTTCAAGTATATAGTCAGACGACTTTCCACCTCTGTCGCAAAACCTACATTGAAAATTATCTCGTTCTAATACTGCATATCGCAGTTCCTTCCAAGTAGTTGTCATTACTCTTCACTCAACATAGCTGCGTGAACCATATAATAACCAAGATTAAAAAACGGCAAAGCCATTTCTGTCGCTTGGATCATATAGTCATCAAATAGATTTGGTCTGTAGGTGGCTGTCAGACGCAATTCTATTCCTTCACGATTCTTCAGACGAACTACCACTTTCATAGCATTCTCCTATCCGTGAATTTGGATTTTGTCAGGTTGGAAATTAAAGTTTTGAAGGTAATATCTTTGCAGTTGGTATCCATCATCAAGATATGGCTTTGCTATGTGATAAACAAAATCCATAATATGATTAATGTATAAACTGTGAGATTCTCTTACCAAACCTAATTCATCTCCCTGACGGACAAGCACGATCACCACTTGAAACGTGTATTCAGGCATAACATCTCTCCTTGTATATCCTAATGTATATTGTAGTTTATGAATTTGTAAAATGTCTATTATTTGATATAATTAAATTGCTATAGTTCATTGTTCTAACTTTTCGGAGATCCTGCCACTTTCTAATAACAGGGCCTCCTAAATTTATTACGTTATCTAAAAAAGACTCCTTAATCGGGGTCTTTTTTAGTTTAGCAACCCCACCTCTTACGAGCAGCAAGTCCTCTTTCACCCTTCCAACTTCTTGATCTTGCACAAAATGATTTTTTTCTTGCAGCATCTTTTTCGGTCTTAGGGTTAGGTGCAGGTGGTTTTAGATTTGATCCGGTTTCCCTATTGTATTTAGCTCTTCCTTTAGCAGTAAGCCCTGCTCCTTTAGATACAGGTAATTTCTCACCTCTACCAACAGATAATTTAACTTGAGGTTTATTTCTTCTTTTTTCCATAGGTCTTTAACTTTGCAAATTCCTTTGGGTCTATAGTTGATTTAGATTTAGGGTTTGATGTTCCCCTTCTTTTAGCAAGTGCTATGTTTTTAACCAAACTATTCTTCATGTTTTTTAACTCTTTTATTGTTTTCATTTCTTTTTGATTGCATCCCTTAATGTGTAACCAATTAGTGCTGTTGTAATCATATTGATAGTTTCAACCAACTTTTCATCAATGTATCCCTGACTTGCAAGGATAGCTACAACAATAGATATTCCTGTGAGTATATTGGTTTTGTTACCATCAAGCATAGAGATATCAATTAAAGGTTTTACTGTTTCTTTAACAGGTTCTGTATGACTGTGTGGAGCAATAGTTGTAATTGTCTGTGGTTGTGGTGCAACTACAGGTTCAGGAGTATAAACAGGAGCAACTTCAGGAGTATTTCTTTTAGGTCTAAACCAACCTGTTACGTGATCGTATGGGTGATTAACTAATCTACATTTTTGAACTCCATTCCAATTCTGTTCAAATGCTTTGAAGTTCATAACATCTCCCTCAACAAATATGCCTACGTGTCCGTGTATTCCTACTCCCTGATTCCAAATGATTACATCTCCTGCCATAGGAACTGCTGTTGGGTCATTAGGTATTGCAGTAAAGTTAGGGTTGTTCTTGGCATAACCGAAGTTTTGGTAAGCACTTGCTACAGGGAATTGTTGTATTGGGTTTGGAATCCCCCATACTTCTACACAGTATTGATTGAACAAGTCTTGGCATTGTCCCCCGTATGCTTTGTCAAAATCTACAGTCTTTCCATCATATTTTTTTATAAATTCATTTAATGTCATTACTTTCTCCTTTCTTCTTGATGTTCATCATCATCTCTAACATCTCTTTTACTTAACATAATTCCACTCAAAGCACCTGTTAAAAAGGTAGCAATAGGGTTAATTAGTTTGAAAAACTCTGCATCATTTGGTGATTGAATAGATAATGGTTGGGTTACAAAAATAAGGGAGTATAGAACTGTAATAATAATTCCAAGCAAAGTCATTGATAGGATTACTCCAACAATAAACTTAAGTAACATTTCTAATTCATCAGCTGAGTATTTCTTTTTCATTTCTTTTGTTCTTTCTGAGATAACACCTTTAGTGTTTCCTCTGTGCAGGTTCTTGTAGCATTGCAAATAGGAGGAACGCAGGAAGGTGAACTCCAATTTTCAGGGTTTTGGCACTCATACCTAAATCTGTCTTGTCCTAAAAAGATTATTAAAGCAAATAAAACAAGAATAAATAATATTAAAGATATTGATAATGTAATTATTCTACTCATACTTTAATTTTATTAGCAGAACTTGTAAAAATGCAATTATTTCTTCTTAGCTTTTCTTGCTTCTGATAACGCGATAGCGACTGCCTGAGCTTGTCCCTTTTTACCTGAAGGAACTTTTTTTGCAGACTTACCAATATTTAATTCACCGGCTTTCCACTCTTTCATTACCTTCTTAACCTTTTTATTGGCTTTAGACATCATCTTCATTTTGTATTTAACTCTTTTATCTTCTTATTTCTTGCCTCAAAAGCAGCATTTTGTCTTTTATTATATTCTTCTATATCTCTTAAATTTCTTCTGTATGAAGTTTGTGCATCAGCATTTCTTGCAAGACTTTCATTTGAAATTTTAGGATTATTCTTTCTAATGTTTGTTACTGCCTCTTTATAGTCAGGGTTAGTTTGCATCTGCTCTTTAACAAGTTGATCTCTAAGGTTTTTTAAATTAGCAGCTTTAACTCTAACTTTTTCAGCAGATTTACTTACCTTAGGTTTTTTTACTTCCATAGGTTTTTTTAATTCCATTTTCTTTCTTTCAGTAACCGGCGAACGTTTTATCATTCTTCTATCTACTTCCATTGGAGGAGTATAAGTTTTACCTGATTTATCCCACCCTGCAAGATTCTTCATTGAGCTTTTTACTTTCTTGTTTATTGTATCCATTACGCTAACAACCTTCCTCTCATCATTGAAGGTTTCATAGCCATTTTAGCTTTGATAGATGCCATATTTTTCATACCCATCATTTTGTCCCCCATCATTTTTTCTACATTTTTATTTACAGAAGCGACTTTTTTGTCGTTTCCATATTTCATCATAGATTTTTTTTTCATTGTTTCTTGATACTTCTTATTGTTTGTTGGTGTGCCTCGCATTATTGATTCCTTTCTTTTTGTTTTTTTAAATTTTGTATTGCTAATTGATAATGCTTTTCAGCAATTTCCGGAGCTTCAAGTATTACTTCAAGTCCCATTAAGTTTTCTATTCTTGCTTGTAGTCTGATAATTTTCTCTTTGTCTTCAACTGAAGTTTTAGTTAGGTCATAAACTACAGCGTTTTTCATTCTTGTAATTGCATCTTTAATATCCTTAACTTCTAATTGTTGTGATTTAAAATTGTTATAAAGTTGCTCGTATGTTTGTTTTTCAATTTCATTAAGATCAACAAGGTTTAATAAGTCCATTATCTTGCCCCTCCCATTAAGTCAGGCATAGCTAAATCTGCTTGTCCTTGAGCTTGGGAAGACATTGCAGGGCTTAGTTGTGGCATTTCCATACCTTGTGCTTCTGCACCCATCATACCTTCCTCCTGAGCCATTTCAGTAGGTTCAGGGGTTCGCATTTCAGCTTCAAGAATAATCTTTATTTCATCAGGAGTTAGTCCTGCAAATTGTAGAAGATTCTTTTTATAAATATCCATAAGAGCTGTGTTGTTTGGCATTACGCCAACGGCAGCTTGTAGTTTTTGAATCATATCAATATCTTTTTGTTGTTTGTCTTCAAAGGTCATTACTTCAACAAGATAACCCTTTTTAGATTTGTAATCTTTAGGAGCAATCTCTCTTGTGAATGTCATTAGTCCGGTTCTACCTACTCTGTTTACAACTAGTGGTTTAATGTTATTTCCTTGCCCCTCAATTAGTTTTACAAATAGGGTTGCAAAGTCTTTCCAATCAGCATCAATAAATTTTTGAATTGATTTAACTCTCTCTTGAGCGTTTGCCAAAGCTAACTGAACTTCTCCTAAGGTAACTGTAGATTTCGCTACTTCCCCTGTTTGAGTTGCAGTTGCAGCAGTTGCTTTTTCAGCAAGTCCTAAAACATACTGCATTTCATCTAAAGATTCTGATAAGTCAGGAATATCAACAGGCATTAATACTTCTCTTGGATTACCTGCTACAGGATAAAAGCCCCAAGGAACAGGGGTGTAAGTTTGTGGAATGAAGTTAGGATTAGTGGAATCGTAGAAGGTCATTCCAAAGTTTCTTAATTGCCTGTTTTCAACAAGTTGTGATAACCAAGAGTTAGCAATTTTATTTGGTGTTCTTAAAATATCTCCTGCCCCATCACTCCAAAAATCTGTTCTTTCAATATCGCCTCCCCAAGTTGTGTAAGGAAAATGATCGTGCCAAAAATCGTCTTTAGTTTCACCTAATAATTCGTAAAGTCTTCCTTTATAAAGTTTATAGTAAGTGGAGTCAGCAACAGCAACAATGTAAATATAAATTAAATGTTTTTGATGTTCCTCACACCACTCATATCTATAAACTTCATTTAATTCAATGTATGTTGCTCCCATTGTAGGGCTATAAGCATCTTGAACTCCAAGAAGTGCCATTCTTCTATCTCGTTCAGTATTCCATTCATAAGTAGAATCCTGAGCAAGAGTCGTGTTTGTTTTTGCATAGTAAGTGGACAGTTTCTCCTTTGCTCCACTGTCATACTCAGGGTTATTTAAGATTTCGGACAGTGGTCTAAAAATCCCTGTTTGTATTAGTATTCTTGCTTGGTTAAATGATGTTGGATCAACAAATCTATCAATTAACATATCTCTTGGATCAATAACCTCCATTGTTACTTTTCCATTCTCAAGATTAATCTTTTTAAAGCTTCTTCCAAATAACAGAGCTTGTTTTCTATCAACTTCAGCAACAGTTTCAATACCTTCTCTATCTGTAAATTCTTTCCATAACTCATTAAAGAATATTTCTGAGTCTTCTTGGTTATCTAAATTTTTGAAAACAATTTGAGGTGTGCCATCAATATTTTTCATTATTGTATTGATTGCGTATTTCATTAAAGGAACATTAACGGATTGTCTTTGAATAAGTCTGTTTGTAATTGGTCTATCTCGGTAAAGGGTGTAAGTTTCGTCCCACTCAGCAAGTCTTCTTTCTTTAAACTTATATGCTGACTGTTTCTCTTGTATTATTTGTTGAATATCTGAGTCAATAAACTCCACTTTCTTATCCATATGTCAATTGTATGGACAATTTTTAATAATATCAACTACCAACCAATTCCACCATAAGGAGTCATTAATTTTTGGGTTACATCTGTTGGAGGTAAATTTAATTTAGGAGGTTCAGTTCTTGCTAAGTCAAAAAAGAATTTCATCATAAGCGTATCTGCATAATCCGGAGATCTACCAATTGATTCTTTGATTATGTCTTTACCTACAACTTGCATAGGTGAATTTGTGTCAGTATCAAGCCTTTTAATTTGAACTAATTCCTCAATTATCATATTCTTTTGCTTTTCAGTAAGTTGAGCAGATATTTTAATTTGCCTGTTGTTTACAGCGTCAGCTAAAGCAAAGTAACATTGGCTTCTAAGGTTTCTAAAGTTAGGTTTTTTTACATAAGATGCAGTTAAGTTACCTGTAGGTTTAACATCTGATTTATTAAGAGGGCTTCTGTTACCCATAAACCCATTAACCCCTTGCAAGTGATCAACAATACCACCTCCAACTCCGTCTTCGTCTATAATACAGTTCTGATAAGGCACTCCCTCTTTAAATAACATATCTCTAATATCACTTTCAGTTTGGAGATTAGATTGTTTTGTTTTCTCGTCTAACTTATACAGGTCATTACCTCTCCAAGCTGCTAAAACAATTTTATCCGAACCAAACCGAGCAATGTCTGCACTTAAAAATTTTTTTGTAGAATACTCAACACTGTTTGAAAATAAATCTAAAATTGCTTGATAGTTGAATAGAGCCAAGTCATCGGTTGTATATTCCCATAATCCGTCTTTTAACCTTGCTCGTAAGATACGATCTGAGATTTGTTCCAACTGTTCTCCGTAAATAGTTGCAGTATGTGGGTTGTCACTCCATAAAGCCTGTATAAATGCGTAACCAACAGGCATTTTTTCCTCTGAATAAGGTTTATAAAAAGTTTTAAACACCCAATTTTGTGTTGGGTTACAGGTAAGTAACATTTTTGGGGTGGTAAGTTCGTAATCATTGTTCATATGCCTACCAATTCTTGATTTCAACACGTCAAAAGCAAGAAAATCCCATTCTCCTACCTCTTCACCCCACCCACCGGTAAACTCAAGCGATCCAAATCTTTCAAATAATGGATCTTGGGGTTGGTAAGCTACATCTAAAAGATCAATTCGTGAGCCGTTTGTAAATTCAATAAAGTTCCACTGCGAGTTTAGTTTCCAATCTGTATCAGGAATGCCGTGATGACGACAAACTTTAGTCCAAGTAACATAAGTTGAAGCCATTAGCCTCTTTAACTCTTTTCTTCCGATAAACCATTTAGATTTAGGAAACCTATAGCAATTAGTTAGTAACCATTCGCAACCAAACCACGATTTTCCACCACCTGCCCCACCTCCGAAGAGAAGAAACTTAGTAGTCTTGTCCTGTAGTTTCAGGAATGCTTGGTGTTGTTTGACTGTTGGCTTCAGCGTTGGATTCACTTACTAATTCTCCTTCAATTGGGCTTGGTGGTAAATAATTAAAAGATACAACTCTACCTCCAAGAGATGTAACGTCAATTTCAGTTTTAACTCCAAACTCATCTCGCTTCTTTCTCTCAAGAAACTTAAATGCAATATCAGCATTAGTTTCAATTGCTTTGTTTAGTGTCTGCCTTGCTTTTAAAATCGGCGTATTTTTTAGTAACTCTTTTTGTTCAGCAAATTCAGGGTTTTTATCTTCGTATCTTGTTAAGGTTCTTTGGTTTATACCTGCAATTAAACAAGCTTCAGCGTCAGAATGCCCACCTGCAAAAGCTAATTCAAGTTTAGCAATAGTAGTAGCGTCCATTTTGCTATTTCCGTGTCTTATTTCTTTTTTGTTTTTCTTTTCGTAAATTCTTGGCATAAATTAATTATAAGTCATTACACTTCTAAGCCTAACAAAAGCAACAGGTTTAACATTTATTGCTTTTCTTAAATACCCCTTTCTTTTAAGTGATATGAGAGAAGCTTTAATTGTAGTTTCCGGAATAGAATCTTTAAGGTGGTAAATGATTAAATATTGAGCTATAGGTTCTGAGTGTTCTTTATTCCACTCTTGAATAAATATCATAATTTTTCTTTGGTTGGAGTTTAAGTCCATAGAGGAGGCAAGAAAAGTAAAGCACCGAAGTTACCTGCCCCGAGTTTTCGGTAATTTCTTACCTCCTTTAAGAACTCAATTCCCCTACCACTAGGGGCAAACCTTTTTCTATCTTTCCATTATCAACAGCTTCAATATAAATTCTCATTTCCTTTATATAATTTCTTCTATCAGTCGTAGATCCACCAAGATATGCAGCAAGTAGGTTGGATACAGTGATTCTTTCATCTAATGCCCCTCTATACTCAGCATATTTAAATATCAATTCTTCAATCTGTTTTCGGATCTTGTGCATTTAATTTGTTTCCTTTCGCAGTATCAACAATGTTTGCTAACTCTTCCCAAGAAATATTGAAAAGTAGGAAGCATTCTTCATCTGATATACCGGTTTCCAAAACTAATTGGTTATCGTGAAGTAAATCAGCAACATAATCCATATCATTCATATCTCCAACAGCAATAGGTGAGACAGGATTTTCTGTTGATGCGATGGAATAGAATTTAGCAAAAGGAATATTGGTAAGCATTACTTAAGATTATATACCTATAATAAACTTAATGGAATATATTTTGTAAATTCATCTCCTTTAAAGTCCCATTTAGGAGAATTAGATAGAATCCAAGCAGTAGTTTGTATTTTATATTTCTTTTCTCTTGTATGCCACTGTTCACCTGTAGTTAAAGCAACCTCACAAGAATTTAGATGATGTAACTTGATCCTTCCATCAAGGTAGTTATAAGCTATAAAATGCTCTATAGAAGGATTATCTTTCCAAGTATGATACTTTTCCTCTGAGAACTGATTGATCTCCTCATATGCCTTCCCACACCCTTTAACTTCAAGAGAAATATAATGATCTGAGTCTGAAAATAGATGTATATCAAAAAGTGCAAGTTTGTCTTCTTGTGGGGTTGCAGTAAGATTAAAAAATGGAGGGAAGTTGGCTTGAAGAAAGGATAATACCTTAATTTCGTTCTTCTTATCAGAATCCCTAACATTAACAACCATTAAATAAATTTATCACAAGAAAAAGGAAATTAAAGAGTAGAAAAAGGTAAAATAATTAATAGTATTGGGTTATAAAAATTATAAAAACTCCCTTGAAAAAATCTTAGGAGTTTTGTATAATAGCTTTGGTTGATGTTAAGTTAAACAGATTATAAGTAATCCCTTTAACATTGTCAATACCAATTAGACACTTTATTAAATAAGTGTCAGTTCCCTAAGGTGTCTGTCTGCTAACTTGCCAACGGAAAAGGCTTTAAACCGGTAGCAGATGACAAGACTCATTCGGTCATCTTGATCGTTTGTCTTGAAAGACTCACTCAAAGATCTACTTGGCTGCATATGAAACACCAAGAAACGAGTAGATAGAGTATAAAGCAACCCGTGGTCTAAATAGAATGGAATGACGTAAAACGAGGTTAGCAAGTTGGTGGTTAGTTACTGAGAGAAAACAGGAACATAACTAATTATGAATAGGAGTTATATATTCCTAATAGAGATCTATGTCGGTATCTTAATCAGAACAGAAAACAAGTTAAAACAAATGAACTATTACTTATTATTTATCTTTATATCATTAACTATATTTATCTATAGTCTGAAACTACCTGTAAGAAAAGCAAGTAGAACTAGATTAGGTGCAGCTGTAGGTATGAGTGCTTTCCTGACTTCAGTATTGCATCTGACTTGGATTGTTATGAGTTGGATCATACTTAGTCTTTATTCTCTCTTTACAGGGTTGTTCTAAATGGGTAAGGAATGTGAACATAGATGAGGGATAAAATCCCGAAATGCAGGGTATGTATATTTCCACGAACAAAACAAAATGACATCTAAAAAAATACCCTCCCGAGATTTGAGAGGGTATGATTTATTTAATTTTAATTATTTGAAATACTACTTATTTATCTTCCAATTTCTACGAATGTCAAACTCTTTTCAAGGTCTGCATACATTTGGTCTGCATGTTCTTCTGTAAGTCCTGCATCTAACCAATAAGCAAGTATTAGTTCTCTTTCTTCTACAAGCATATCAACTAATGCTGTTGCAAGGTCTTGATTTGTTTCACAATCTGCAATCATTTGTTCTGCATATTGTTCTAAATAACCTGAACCTAAAATCTCTTCAAGTTCGTAGAAGAACCTAAAAGAACCTTTTATTGTAAATACTTCTGTAAGAATGTTTATCATTTGATAACCTTTCTAAATAACAACTTATACTAAGTATAACATAATCTACTTAATGAACTTATTTACTGCACCATTATTGAACGAACTCCAAGCACTCCAACCACTCTTTTTAAAAATACTATAGGCACAATCAATATTTCCCTTAATAGTTGAAACCTCCTGCAGACTGCAACCTTTTGTTTTGTAATGAATAGAATTGATTTGGAATAGTCCTAAATCAATAGTCCCATTAGTGTTAATGTTAAATGCTGTATTATCGCCGTTGCTTTCTGCTTTCATTATCGCAATCGCTATTCTGCAGTTCGTATTATCAAACTTTTGACACACCAACTCCTCTATTGTGTTTTCTGTCTTTACTTTCCCAACTGTTTCTGTTTTGTTGATAACAACAACTAAATCTCTTCTCTTTATTGTTATAGGTTCTATAAACTCGACCCTAATAGGATAATTAAACACAATCTCATTATCCCGGCTATAATCATTAAATCTATGAACTGCAATTGCTGAAACAAATGCAATTCCTATTGCTAACATTCCAAGTCCTAAAACTTTTGATATTACTTCAACTCTTTTAGCAATTGCATCTTTGTTCTCCTCCTCTCTCTTTTTCAATTGTTTAAATACTTCTGCTGTCATATCTTTGTTAGACATAATCCCGCCTTTCCTGCAATTTCTTGCAAATAATAACTTACAATAAGTATATCTAAATCTGCTCTTTGCAACCTGACTCTCTTAATCTTTCCGTGTCTTTAAAGCTGTTATATGAGGTGCTATTTTTACCTGACTGCGAAAAAAAGAGAAAGAGTAGCACCGGCAACTACTCCTCCTCCATCTGCTCACCCTCTGAAAGTCGTTATCTTGTGCCAATACTCTTTCTCCATTGCAACCATTTGCAACCTGTCGGCAATTTCTTGCCATTCTTTCGCTCTGATATGTGCA